AACTTGCCGAGGCGCGGAGCAAGAAATCCTTCGTCGAGCTCGATTTCAAGGAATGCTATTTCTTCTGCGCGCCGCAGCGCCAGCGCACGATCTCGTCGATGACCGAGCCGTCGCAGCAACGCATGCTGGATGCCGCCGAACTGAACACCGACGAGGCCTTCATTCTCGCGCAGGACTTCGTCACCGAGGTCATCACCGCATTCATGCCGGAATCGGTGCCGTGGTGCGAGCGCGGGCCCGGAATGGATCTGCAGCCCGGCGCCTGGGACAAGGTGAAGGACCAGGTCAAGAAGGACGACGAGGCGATCTTTTCCGCCATGAAGGCCTCGAACCTTTATCCGGAAATGGCGAAGGCCTTTTATCCGGACCTGCCGATCGGCACCGTCGGCGCATGGATCGACCGGCCGCATCCGGCGGCGCCGATCAATGTGGCGGCGATCCCGCTGCGCGAACTGGAAATCAATCTCGGTCCCTACGGTGAAATCGACGACCGGTTCGCCGTGCGCTACACCCGGAACTGCTACGTCCGCGAACTCGTCGGCGAGGATATCTGGGGCAAGATCGACCCCCGCATCCGCGAAAAGATGGAGAAGAAGCCGCAGGTCCGCACTCAGGTGGTGTGGGGCTTCTGGCGCATCTGGGAGGAAAAAGGCGACGAGGTCTGGCAGCATGTCGTGTTTGTCGGCAACGATCTTGTCCACGACACGGTCCTGAAAGGCGAGGGCTGTTGCCCGCTCTGGGTTGCCCGCTTCAATCCGTCATCGGACTGGCCGCACGGGATCGGTCCGATGATCCAGGGTCTTCCGTCGTTCCGCCAGATCGACGAACTCGAATCCATGCTGATCGAGAACGCCGAGCTCGCGCTCGTCCCGCCGGTCACTTATCCATCCGACAGCTTCACGAACATCGAGCAGGGCCTCGAGCCGCGCATGGCCTATCCGATCCAGCCGGGGACCGAGGGCGCAGTGAAGCCGATCTACAAGGTTCCGCCGGCGGCGCCCGGCACCTATGCCTACGAGGACAAGCTCAAGAAGCTGCGCAAGCTGTTTTACGTCGACCATCCCGAGCAGACCGGCGATACCCCGCCGACCGCAGCCCAGTGGTACGACGAGATCGCGCGCTCGCAGCGCCGGCTCGGTATCCCCGGTCTGTCGTTCTGGCGCGAGGGGCCGGCGAAGATATTCCAGCGCTTCCAGTATTTGCTCGAACAGTCCGGCGCGATCAAGCCGCTCAAAAACGGCGATGGTCGCGCTGTCGCCACGTTGCCGCGCAACCCGACCCAGGCCGCAGCCGAAATGCAGGACGTGGCTTCGGCGATGAAGATGATTTCGTTTGAAGCTCAGACATTCCCCGAGGAATTCAAGGCGAATGTCGACGGTCGCGCCACCATGGATGCGCTGAACCAAAAGACCCGGACCAACCCGCTCATCATCATGCGTAAGAAGGACGATGTGGCTGCAGCCGTGGGCCAGATCGCCAAGCTGATGGCCGGTCACGCGCCGCAACCCGGCGCGCCTGACCAGCCGCCAGGACCGCCGCCCGCATGATCACCGACGACAAACCGCTCAGCCCAAACGAACAGGAAGCGAACGCCTTGAAGGCGATTGCGCGCACGGAGGATGGCGCTTTGCTTCATCGATATCTCAGGCGTGTTTTGGAAGGCGTATTTGACTTCGAAACGGATGGTGCGTTGCGAGCCCACAATGGCCGACGCACGTTGGCGCGTGACCTGATGCGGCTCATGGCCGAGGGAATTGATGACCGACGCACCGACCAATCCGGCGATCCCATCCTCGCCCGCGCCAGCAGCGGCGGCACCCCCGTCGCCGCCCGCCGCGGCGCCGGCCGCCGCATCACCGCCGACACCCGCACCGCCTACGACGCCGACCGCGAGCGCTGACCAGCGGCCCGAGTGGATCCCCGAACAATTCTACGATGCCGAGAAGAAAGAGATCAAAGGCGCTGATCTGCGCGCCCATCTCGACGAACTCACGACCTTCAAGGCTGCCGAGGATTCACGGAAACTGACGCTCCCCGCCACGCCGGAAGCCTACGAACTCAAGCTGCCCGAGACCTTCACGGCACCGGAAGGCATCGAGGTCAAGCTCGACCCGAACGACCCGTTGATGAAAACCGCGCGCGAAATGGCGCACGCCAAAGGCTGGTCGCAGGCCGATTTCTCCGATGCGCTCGGAGTCGTGGCTGCCCTGAAGGCTGGCGAGGCCGCTCAGTACGAGGCGCTGAAAACAGCGAACCTCGCAGCCCTCGGCTCCAAGGGGCCGGAACGCATCGACGCCGTCACCTGCTGGCTGAACGCCAACTTTGGCGAGGCCGAGGTCAAGCCGGTGCTCGCGACGCTCGCCACCACCGCGCACGTCACGATGTTCGAGAAGATCATTTCGAAGCTGTCGTCGCAGGGAAGCGCTCCGTTCTCGCAGACGGGACGCGACGTCAACACCGGCAAGGTAGACGACGCCACTTGGGACAAGATGAGTTACTCGGAAAAGAAAGCGTACACGGCGAAACATTCAAGCAAAGCAGCTTGATCGACAAGGAACCTGAGCAATGGCTGTCAACAATCTGATCACCGTCGCCGAATACGCGAAGTCCTTTGAGAAGGAGGACCTGCGCCGGCCGATTATCGAGATGTTCGCGAAGTCGACCGACATCTTCGATGTGTTGCCTTTCGAAGGCATGGTTGGATCGGTGTTCGTCTACTACCGGCAGGCCGTGCTCCCGACCCCTCAGTTCCGGGCGATCAACGAATCCTCGTCCAGCGGGCACGGCACCATCACGCCGCTGCAGGAAACCAGCGCGATCATCGACCACGATATCGACGTCGACCGCGCGATCGTCGATCGGCACGGACCCGAACGCCGCAATTACGAAGAGCAAATGGGCATCACCGCCTTCGGCCAGCTCTGGGCGACCACCTTCATCAAGGGTGACCAGTCGACGAATCCGCGCGTGTTCAATGGCATGCAGGTTCGAGCCAACAAGTATTCCCGCGACATCCACAACTCCGCCTCGTCCGGCGGCGCTGCGCTTTCGCTGGCCAACCTCGACAAGGCGATCAACGCGGTGAACAACCCCACCCACATTCTGGCGCCGTATGCTTCGCGTCCGTTATGGATCCAGGCGGCACGTACCCAGACGCTTTCGGGCTTCGTGATCCAGACCTGGGACGAAATCGGCAAGCTCAAGATGAGCTACGGCGGCCTGCCGCTGCTGTGGGGCTATCCGAAGGACGATCATCCCCCGATGCTGGACTTCACCGAAGTCGGCTCCGGCGGCGGCTCGGCGGTTACCGCCTCGCTTTACGTCATGTCAGTCGGCGAGGGCAAGCTTCGCGGCCTGCAGATTCGCCCGATCGAAGCGCGCGACATCGGATTGCTGCAGGACGGCAAGACCTATCGCACGCATCTGTCGTGGGACGTCGGCTTGGTCGACGAACACAAATACTGCATGGCCCGGCTCGATAGCTGGACCAATGCCGCGATCGTCGCTTAACGCACAAGGATCAGGACCATGAGCTTCCCGAACGATCGCACTTATGACTTCGACGCCAATCTGGTCACCTCCAACCAGGCGGCGGCATACACCGCCAGCGGCTTCGCACAGGCCAACGGCGCCAACGGCATCCTCGACCTCGGCGGCAACCAGGGCACCAGCCCGGTAGAGCTCGCCCGGATGGATGCCTGCATGGTCTGCGATGTCACCGCGTTTGACATCACCAGCGGCAACGAAACGTACAAGATGATCGTTCTCGGTTCGAACGATCCCGCATTCGGCTCCGGCAACGTCGTGATGCTTGGCGAGATCGAGATCGGCAAGGGTACCTCCCTCGATGGTCTCGATATGCTCGACAGCGTGATCGGGCGTTATGAGATCATGTTCTCGAACCAGGTGGCCGGCACCATTTACGAATTCGTCGGCCTCTACCTCGTGATTGGCGGCACCACGCCGTCGCTCAACCTCTCGGCCTTCATGGCCAAACTCCCGATGATTTGAGGAATACGTCATGAAGAAACTTGTCAGAGACAGAAATCCCGACAAAGGCGCGCCCGAACTGATCGAGATGAGCGCGGTCGACGCCCACCACGCGGTTCTCGCCGACCCGAAGCGCTACAGCATTGAAGAGGATCGGCCGGTTCTGCCGCCGCTGTCTCTCGAGCAGCGCATTGCCCGGATCGAGAACCGCCTTGGACCGGAGACGCCCGAGGAAATCGAGCACCGCAATCGCCGCAACCGGGAAATTGCCGAGCGCGCTTCCGAGGAACGTGAAGCCCGGAAGGCTGAGCGCCAGCCCGTTGAGCCTGAGCTGTCTGAAACCGGCGATGGGAGCGTCGAGTGACCGTCCGCATCCACCCGAAATACGTCAAGGCTAACGATCACGTCACGCTTTGGGACGTCGGCCCGGTTCGACCCGTCGCACCGGTGGCGCCCGAGGCGCCGGCCCAATCCAAGGATCTCAAGGGCGCCGATCTCGCGCTGGCGCAGATCCACTACGAGGACGCGCTGGAAGACTACAAACTGGCGCTGCGATCCTATGGCGCGGCCAAGATCGAGCACTCGAAATGGCATCAGGCCAACGGCGGCCCGCTCAAGGTCGAGCAGTGGTCGACCGATGCCGCCCACGCGCTGACCGTCGATCCACAGAGGTATTTCCTCGAACTGCCGAAGGGCATGAAGCCGGGCAAGGCCCAGGCAGAGGCCGATCGCGTTGCGGAAATGTCGGAAGCCGAATTGAGCGAAGCGCGGGATAAAGACCCGCAGTTTGGAAAAGGAACGCAGCGATGAAGAATTTACGTGTACTGCTGGCATTGGGCGTCGCCGCTTTTGCGGCGCTGTTCGCCACCATCCCTGCCGACGCAGCACAGCAAATGCTCTGCTCGAACACGCCGAATGCGCGCCAGGTCACCAACTATTCGTCAACCGCGTCTCCACAGCCGACCTACAATCTGAATGCCCGCGGGTGTGCCCTGATTGCGCAGGCCGACATCGGGTATTTCCTGACGCAAGGCTACACCGTCCAGTCAAGCGACAACGCCGCTCTCTTCACCACCGGCGCGCTACCCGCTTCTGGCACCGCCGACATTGTCGGTCCATCCATCCCGGCCGGCGCATACCTCCAACAGATCATTATTCAGAACACCACGGCGAACGCGGTTACGGGCGGGGTCTCGATCGGCACCACCGCAAACGGCACCGATGTGGTTGCGGCTCAGGCCTGCGCGGCCAACTGCCTTGTGTTCGTGACCGACGCTACCCTGCTCAAACGCGTATTCTCGACCACGACGGCAACGACGCTGCATATTGCGCCCGTCACATCGTCGAACACAGCAAACCTGACCATTTCCTTTCTCTACGCCTATTTCTGATTGGGCTCACCGCGACGCGACTGAAGGCGGCCTACGGGCCGTCTTTTTCGTGGTGCGTTGCGGGCGGTGCCCGTGAGGCACACGGTCGGCCATGTCCTTCGAATGGCCTATCGACAAATTGGGTGTGATCAACTCGGCTCTTTCGCAGACCGGGGACAATCAGGTCGCGACTGCGGATGACGGGTCCGACGAGTGGATTACCTGTTCGCCGGCCTATGAGGACGCCCTTCCGGCGATGATCGAGGGGCATCCTTGGTCGTGGACCTCGGATGTCCGCGTGCTACCGCCTGCTGCGAACGCTCCCGACGACGACCAATTCGACACCGCCTGCAACCTGCCGGCCGATCTCGTGCACCTCGTTTGGGTTCGCCTCAACGACATGCCGTGCGTATGGGATATTCTGGACAACCAGCTTGTCGTCAACGCCATGGGCGGGCCGCCGGCGCCGCCAGCCGGCACCGTGACGCCCGCGGTCATCACGATCAAAGGTGCGTTCTCGACGAATTCCGATCCGACGTTTGCGACCCCACTTTTCGTGTCGGCACTCAAGCGCTTCGTCATGTCCGGAATCTACCGAGGCTTGCACGAGGATGTGGCGACCGCTGTTGCGATGACCGCCGAGGGAACGCGTCTCCTGGCTGAGGCCAAGTCACGCCACGACATGCAGAAGCCGAAGCGGGCGATGTTCAATTCGCGCATCACCGCCTCGCGCCGTATCCGCCGACCGTGGCCGCCGGTCCCTGGCGGCTGGGGTGGCACGGGCATCCCCGGCTGAAGGGTGACCCATGGTTCAGAAAATCCTCGGGGCCCAGCGCGACTTTTCCTATGGCGAAGTCGACGTAGCTCTCAAACGATCTGACGATCACCCCGCGCGCAAGGCCGGGCTGCGCCAGATGGCGAACGCTCGCATCCTGAATTCCGCCGCGGTCCAGAACCGGCCGGGGCGATCTGCGCTGTTCCCCATCACCAATAGCGGAACGCGGACCGAGGAATTCACGATCTCATCGGGGAACATCTTCAAGATTTGCTTCGGCCCCGCCAGCATCCAGATCATCAATTCAGTAGGCGCCGTTGTGCAGGCCTTTACTACGCAGGGCAACGGCGCCGCGCTGCCATGGGCCTCAGCCGCCGATATCCAGTTAATAGACTACGCCATTTTCAATTTGACGATCACGATCTGTTTCGGCCACTCCATGCGGCCACAGGTCATTACCTATGACGGCGTCTCGACGTGGTCGATTGCCGACTACATCGAGGCGATCCGCGCCGGCGGCCAGAAGCGCACGCCGTTCTATCGCATTTCGCCGCAGGGCATCACCATGGTGGTGAGCGGAACATCCGGCATCGTCAATATAGCATTCTCAAATCCTGTTCTTGTCCCTGGGCACGTCGGCACGCGGTTTCGATATTGCGGGCGCCAACTAACGGTCAAAACCGTCACCAGCTCCACCACCGGCACTGCTACCGTCAATGAGACGCTGCCGCCCGCTCAGAGCCTAGTCATCAGCAATACGGTTGGGGTCTTCAACATCGGCGATGAAATCATAGGGGCCACCACCGGCGCCCTCGGCGTACTAACCGCCAGCGCCAGCCAGCAGACTATAGTTTTTGGTTTCGCCGTCGTTCCAATAAGCAATTTCCAAGTCGGCGACACCGTCACCGGGGGCACGTCAGCCGCGACCGGCATCGTTACCGCAGTAAACGTTGGGCTTAGTCCCGGAAACAGCTTCGTATTTAACATCGTGGTATCGCTCTCGACCGGAACGCTGTTTCAGTCCGGCGAGGTAATCACCGGCCCGCACGGAAGTGGCACGAACGTGTCTGTAAGCAGCGGGCTTGTGCAGGTTCAGTTGCTGCAAAAAGATTCCGGCAACGTCGCGTCATTCTCCGCGAGCGAAACCATCGCTGGGCCATCGGGAACAGCTACAATTTCTTCAATCGGTGCGCTTGCGCCCCAAGCGGTTGAAGAGTGGGAAGATGAAGTCATAAACACGCTTCAGGGCTTCCCGGGATCCTGCTTTGTCGATCAGTTTCGCCTCGGTTTCTGCGACTTTCCAACGGTGCCGGGCGGTATCGGCTGGTCGGCGATCAACTCGCCAAACGATCTATATGCCGAAGATGCATCCTCTCCCGACAACGCGATCTTTGAAGTCGCACCGGATAAGGTGCGGGTTTTCTACGTCGTGCCGGGAATGGAAAGTTCTGAATTCGTTTTCACGGATCGCAAACTCTATTACATCCAGATCAACGCCACCAGCCCGCTCAAGCCCGGTAGCGTCGGCTTTCAAATTTTGTCGAGCGACGGATGCGCTCAGGTCAAGCCGCGCCCTTCGCAGGAAACGATCCTTTACGCGAATGCTGGCAAAAACAGCGTCATGGCGGTGACCGCGCCTGGTAACTACTACCGGCCATTTGAGACCAAGGCGCTGAGCGAATTTCACGAGCATCTGTTTTCCAACATCGTCGCGATCGCCGCGCCGACGGCGGATGGCACATTCAATGAGCGCTACGCCTACGTGATGAACGGCAACGGTTCGATCGTCATCGGTAAATACACGGTGCAGAGCGGGCAGTTCGCCGGTGCTGTCGGTTGGGGGCCGTGGTCGGGCGGTGGGAGCGTTTCGTGGGTCGCGGCTTGGAATGCCGACGTCCTGTTTACGACGAGCTATTTTGGTGTCGGCCTCTGCGAAGTTCTTGACGATACGCAATACCTGGATGGCGCGGTTAGCGTGAACAATTTGCCTGCGGCTTTCACTCCTCCCGGCGGCAAGGGTCCTTTGTATCTGCTCTATCCCGGCCAGAGCGTGACGCTGATGGATCAGGTCACGCGCGCGATGGGCACTTACCATGTCGACGCCAACGGTTTCATCGTTCCACAGTTCAACGGTGGCGAAAACCTGTCGATCGCTTCACTGGTCGCCGGCCAGCCATGGACGATGACGGTCGAGCCGTTCTGTCCGGACGCCAATCCCGGCACGGACATGGGCCAGCGGATGTTCAAGAGGCGCGTGTCTCGCTTCGCGGCGAACGTCGTCAATTCGACTGGCTTCCTGATGGCTCGTTTGTTCTCCGGCCCTATCACGCCGACCTCGCCAGCGCTTGGGACCATCATGAACCAGCACCGCGTGCCTACCTGGAATCAGGGCGACGACGCGACCAAGCCGCCGCCACTGCGAGAGATCACCGAGCGCATGCGCCCGATCGGCCGCTCGTTCGATCCGCGTGTCGCGATCATCAAGGATTCGCCGGGCCCGTTGTTGATTGCGGAGCTCGGAATGGAGGCAACGATATGAACGGGGGATCATCGGGCGGCTCGGGCTCTGGCGCGTCGGGCACCTCAATTGCAAGCGTCGGACTGCAGACATACGCCACGCTGCTTCAGGCTCAGGGCACCGCGACCGCCGATACCTATCAGGCGGACCGTCTCACCACAGCCGCCGAATATGGCGACCTAAAAGCCACGCAAACCGGCGCGCAGATGACGCGCAATCTGAACACCACGCTCGGCAATATCGACGCGGTGCGGGCTGCTGCGCATGCCGATCCTAACTCCCCAACTGGCGCAGCTTTCCGCGACAATCAGGAGGCGATTGGCAATAGCCAGCGCGAGATCGCCGTGGGCAACATTGAGGCGCAGGCGAACCAGGAGCGTAGCGACGCTGCATTCTATCGTCAGGCCTCGTCATCCGCGTTGCTATCCGGCGATATCTCGGCCGCCGCTGGCGTTGCCAAAGCAGCTGCCAGCCTACCAATGTTCGGAGCCTGACCGATGGTCGATCTCGCCACCGTTGGAAATCAGGTAGTCACCTCGACCGCGCCAACGTCTGCAATTACGCCGGGCGTGATCGAGCAGCAGGCGAACCAGCGCGCAAAGGCGCTGGGGCAGGTTGCTGACGACCTGATGGACGTTTCGACTAAGCTTGCCAAAAATCAGGCCGCCGAGGACCTGATGAACCAGAAGGTCACGCGGAACGCCGACGGGTCGGTCAACGTCGAAAATCCGGTCTCGGCACCGCTGATCTTTGGCGATGCCGGAAAGGCGTTTACCGACGCCGTAAAGGTCGGCACCATTGCGCAGCACGGCAATTCGCTGTCGCAGGACTTCGCCGACCTGCATACAAAATATCCCACCGATCCCGCGGCGTTCAAGGCAGCCGCGCAGGCACATCTCGATAAGACCGCGCAGACCGTCACAGGGCCAATTGGAGAGGCCGTACAGGCGGAAGGCCAGCAGCTTCTAACGCAGCATTTCAACGCAATCACCTCGACCGCAGCAACCAACAATATCGAGAACCAAAAGAAGTCGATCACTTCCCAGATCGAAGACCAGAAGAATACCGCGATAGCGCTGGCCCGGCAGGGCGGCACCGACACGCCTGAGTTCAAACAAGCCGTCACGAAGATGAATTTGTCCTACGACGCGCTCGGGACAAATCCACTGTTCAAGACGCCGCAGGATCAGATCGATCTCGAAAAGAAGAACACTGCCGGTCTGTTGCAGGGCGAGGCGTTGGTCGCGCATGTCGATTCCACCTTCAACAAGCGCGGCAAGGTCGAAGCCCAGAAGGCTCTTGAGGAGGGCATCCTCAACAACCCGAACCTGCGCGAGGTGGATCGCAGTAGGCTCTACACGCAAGGCCTGTCTCGACTTGCCTACCTGACCGCTGACGCGAAGATCAATATTGATGCGAACCGGGCGATCACTACCGAGTTCGAGACCAATCTCGCCAACGGCAAGGTGAAGGCCGAGGACCCGGCGGTCGGCCTCGCCATCAAGCGTGCAACGGACATCGGCGATACTGAGGGCGCCCAGCGGATCACGGCCGCTGCCGCGGTCCAGCAGCATATGCGCGCGGTCAATCCATTGCCGGATGCGATCAAGGCCGAGGTCCTTGGTGTGCCCACCGGCGCGGTCAATACGGCGATCCCGGCCGAGGGCAGGGCGCTGCTGAACACCATTGCCGCCACCGAATCTGCCGGCCGCTATAACGTCCGGTACGGCGGCAACACGCCCAAGACCTTCCAGGATTACGGCGACCATCCGCGCGTTGCCGAGCCGATCACGTCGGGACCAGACGTCGGCAAATCCTCGAGCGCGGCCGGACGCTATCAGTTCGTCGCGCCGACCTGGGACGCCCAAAAGGCAAAACTCGGCCTGAAGGATTTTTCACCGGAAAACCAGGACCTCGCCGCGTGGGATCTGGCGCAGACCGAATACAAGAACAAAACCGGCAAGGACCTGCTGACGACCCTGAAGTCAGGCCAGACCGCCGACGTCCTGCCCACGCTATCCGGCCAATGGTCTTCGCTGCCCGGCGGTCGTCAGCCCGCAGGCCGGTTCATGGCGCCGTCCGCGAACGGTGGCGCCGGCTTCACGGCTGAGGACGTGCAGCGCAATCCATTCCTGTTGTCCGCCTATGTCCGCACGTTGGCGGCCGATCCCGAATTGCGTGTGCAGGCGGCCAAGCAATCGGCCGAGGCTATCGGCAAAGCGCTCGATAACGGCATTCTGCCGTCCCCGGCCGCTGTGGCTGAGGTTAATCAGGCGGCGGCTCTTTACCCCGAAAAGATGGGTAAAACAGCAGACGAGATGAATGGTCGGCTTCAGGGCCAGAAGATCGCGCAGTTGCCGCAGGAGCAGCAGGCGCAAGTCACCGAGGCCTACAAGCGCGCCACCGATGGGCAGGACGTGCACCACATCAACGTGGCCGCGGCGGCGCTCGACCAGGTCACCAAGTCTAACAAGAACATGGACGAGCACCCCTACGACGAGGCCGCGCGCCGGGGTTGGACGCAGCCTGCCGCCCCGATCGATCCCGCGCAGCCTGACGGCATCGCGCCGGCGCTGGTGCAACGCGCATCGCTGTCGGCTCGGATCGGCGGCATGAACCACACGCCGAACCCGCCGCTGCTCGACAAGGACGAGGTCCCGAAACTCCAAACCGCGCTGCAGGGTCCGCAAGGACCGGCGGTGCTGGGATCGATCGCGCAAGCGCTCAAGCCGCAGGAAATGCAGACCCTGCTGGAGGAAACCGCTTTCCGGGACAGCGTGACCGGCATGTCGCGATCCGGCGATCCGGCCAAGATGAACGCTGCCTATTCGTTCATGGACGGACTACAGAAGCAGAACCCGCTGCAATTCGAGAAGCAGTTTCCCGACGGGCTGAAGGACCTGCGCGCCTGGCAGAGCAATCTTGCCTTCTATCCGCCGGACGAGGCCGCCAAGCGTCTGATGCAGGCCTACGACCCGGCGCTAGTGTCGGGGCGCAAGGCCGCGAACGAAACGGCCGACGACGCCCTGAAGAACGTCTCGCCGGACAAGGTGGTCTCGAAGTTCTCCACCGGCTTCGGCCCGATCGGTACCGGTGCGCGGGCACCGGTTTCGGACATGGCTGGCGCGGCATCCGGCGCGCTAAAGGCCGACTACGACCTCAACTACCGCGAGGGCTTTATCCGCACCGGCGACGCTGGCGCGGCCGACAAATTCGCGATGGAGAAGCTGAACCTGAAATATGCGGTTTCGCCGACCAACGGCAACCGCGTGATGGCGAACGCGCCGGAGCGGTATTACCCGGCGATTGCGGGTTCCTACGACTGGATGGCAAAGCAGCTTGACGATGCGGTAGGCGCGGCGGCTGGCGTCGCGGGCGCGGTCATGCGTAGCCGCGCGCTGTCCGGCGGCGAAAGCGACGAAGGCATTTCCGAGACCGAACTGCGCGGCGAGCGGCAATACACCGCCCCGCGCGCGCTGGTGGCCGACGAACAGACCGACCGCGACATCGCGAACAAGAAGCCGCCGAGCTATCAGGTGATGTTGCAGGACCCGAACGGGCGATGGTCCGCGATGACCGCGCCGCCGGTCAGTGAGGCGAATCTACAAGCGGCAGATGCGGCGATGAAGCTGACCCCACAAGAGAAGGCGCTTTATCAGCGCCACCTTACGAATCTGACCGGACCCGGTGGCGTGGATAATCCCGACGGTAGCCGCTCAACGTTGTTCCAAACGACTGTCGAGCATGACGGGAAGTTTTACACGATCCCGACCGTCTACGATGGCAAAATCCTTTGGGATAAGAACGCGCCCGATAAGGCCGCCGCGGCGGTCGCGAAGACCGCGCAAATCGGCTGGGACAAATTCCCGTCATATAAAACCGAGGATCAGGCCGAGGCGCGCTACCAGCAGATGCATACATTCATGGAGAAGGACACGCAGATATACCGCGCTTCCGGGACGCTGCAGCGCTTCCGTTTCGATCCGACCGGTCCGTATCAGGAGCGCGCGGACAATGCCGAGCGCATGCGCACCGCTCAGAGTTTTGACAATGCCGGCAGGGTGCAGCCGTAATGCCATTCTTTGATGAAGGCGCCGATCCTCTCGACCCGCCCGCAGTAAATCCGGGCGGCCGCATGCCGACGGGTATCAATCCGCCCGATCCGTACAGCGGTCCCTCGAGCGAACAGGTCTACGGCGCGGCGTTCCGACAGAATAACCCGGTGGTATCCGTGCTGGACGCGATCACTAGGTCGCGGCCGGACATGACACCGGTCGAGGGCTACGACCCGGTGAAACGGCTGACCGGAACCAAGGATGACGATCTGATTGAGCAATCGCTCGCTGACGTGAACCCGGCACAGACCGACGCGCGGATTGCCAAGAAGGAAGCCGAGGTCAAGGACCGGCAGACATTGGCGGCTTCCGGCTGGTTCGGCACCGTGGCTTCGATTGCCGCCGGCGCCACCGACCCGTCGTGGTTCATCCCGATCTTGGGCGAGGTGAAGGCCGGCGCCGAACTCAGCGTCGCCGCGCGCGCGCTTCGTGGCATGGGCGAGGGGCTGGCGAAATCCGCCATCTCGGAAACCGCGCTGCAGAACTCGCAGGTCACCCGCACGGCATCCGAAAGCGCGGCCAACATCGCCACGAACACGCTACTGATGGGCATCATCGGCGGCGGCATGGCGGCGCTCAATCCGGTCGAGCGGACGGCGGCGAAGGACGGGCTTGAGGGCATCCGCAACGATCTTTCGCCGGGCAAGCCCGTGCCTGACCCGGGCATGGCGGCAACGACGCCGGAGCCGGAATTGCCTTTCACCGACAAGACAAGCATCGTGCCCGACGGCACGCCAGAGCCGAAAACCCTGACCTCGAGCCTGTCCGCCGCCGCATCCGACGAACGCACCATGAAACTGTCGCGCATTCTGCTGCCCGACAACCTGATGAACGCGCTCAAAGAGGTGCCGGTGCTCGGCAATGCGCTCGATTATTCGAGCCGTGTCCTGATGAACTTCTCGCCGACGCTGCGGGTGTTCTCGTCGGATTCGCTGGTGGCTAAACGAGCGATGGGCGATCTGGCGGAAACGTCGCTCCGGTTCACCCAGGCGGACAGCGGCATCACCACCGCGCGCGGCGGGGTGCCGATCGACCGTCTCGTCAAGATGCAGACCAACGAGGGCAGGCTGACGAATAGCCAGATTTTGCGCGATCAGTTCATCAAATACCGGGAGTTGTCCGACACCCGCGCGCCGATCATTGCCGCCGGGATGCAGGACTTCCGCGGCAAGGCGCCGGGGAAATTGTCCTTTGATGACTTCAAGACCGAAGTGTCGGGCGCGATGACCAACGGCGACGTGCACGCCATCCCCGAGGTGCAGCAGGCCGCCCAGCAAATACGCCAGCAGGTGCTTGAGCCGGTCAAGCGGATGGCCCAGCGCACCACCGGACCAGACGGCAAGCCGATGCTGTCCGAAGAACTGGAACCGCCGAAGGGCGACAAGTCGTTCTTTCCGCGCGTATGGAACAAGGAAAAGCTGGCGGCCCGTTATAACGATGCCAAAAAGGTATTTGCCGACTGGCTGGAAGGCGAGCAGGGGATTAAGGCGGCGGCGAAGGAGCGTCTGATCGGCCATGCCGGCCGGTTGGAAGCAGCCGAGGCGCGCATCGCTGCGCTCGACAAGCGGATCGAGGGCCTGCCTGAAAGCAGCAAGGCCCGCGCCGATCTCGAATACGACATGCGCCTCGAAATGGAGAAGCGCGACGGCATCCGCAAACAGGTCGAAACCGAACTGCAGAACTGGCAGGGCGACGCGAGCCGCGCTGCGAAGGCAGCCATCAAGCGGCGGGATGCGGAGGCACGCGAGCCGGACATGCCCCGGCTGCGCGCCGCCGATCCGGAAGTCGACGCCGCCGTGCGCCGGATCATCGCGTCCGACCGCGACCTGTCGCGCGAGGAACTGGAAAGCCGCGCCGCTGAGATTTTGAACCGGATCAACTCGTCGCCAGATGGCCGATTGCCCTACGACATCGGCAGCGGTGGTCCGCAGGTTGGTCCGCCGAGCGAGGGGCAGCAGTTGCGAGGCTCACTCAACAACCGCGATTTTGCCATCCCGACGTCCCTCGTGAAGGACTTTATCAACACCGACACCGAGCACGTTATCGCGTCGCATCTGCGCACCACCATTCCGGATATCCATCTGACCGACCGCTTCGGCGATGTCGAGATGCAGGACGTGTTCCGCAAGCTGGATGACGAATACGACGCCAAGATCGCGGGCGCGAAAACGGCCAACGCGCAGACCAAGCTCGACCAGGAGAAGAAGGCGATGGTCCGCGACCTCGCCGCAACCCGCGACCGCATCCGCGGCACCTACGGCTGGGAACTCGCCAAGACCCAGCCGAACGCAGCCCGTATCGCCAATGCCGCCCGGTCCTTCAACCTGATCACCGACCTCGGCACGTCGGTCTTTAACCGCATGACGGATTCGATCAACGCCGTCTACCGCCACGGCTTCATGAACGTGCTCGGGGACGGCTACATGCCGTTTTTCAAGGGCATGGTCGGGATGGGTGACGGCTTTTCCAAGTCGGCCAGGCAATCGATGAAGGACATGGGCGTCGGGATCGACAGCGCCATCGGCCACATGTCGCATCAATGGGGCGACGTGATCGACAATTTTGCGCCGAAGTCCAAATTCGAACGCGCGCTGGCATGGTCCGCCGACAAGTCGATGCTGCTCAACCTGCACGGCCCGTGGACCGACGGCATGAAAACCGTGGCCGGGACGGTGGCGGCGGCCGATTTCCTGCGCACCGCGGAGCGGATCGCCGGCGGGTCCGCCACCAAGGCCGATATCCAGCGCATGGCCCAGGCCGGCATCGACCAGAACATGGCGGGCCGGATCTGGGAAACCTACAAGGACGGTGGCGGGCAGGAGTTCGGCAAGGGCACCCACGTCGCCAACACCGCCGACTGGAAGGACACCCACGCCCGCGACGTGTTTGCGGCTGCGATCGCCCGTGACGCCGACATGGCGGTGCTGACCCCCGGCGCCGAGAAGCCCCTGTGGATGTCCGGCCCGGTTGTCTCGCTGCTCGGCCAGTATAAATCCTTTGTCGCGGCGGCCCATGAGAAAGTCCTGATTTCGAACCTGCAGCAGATGGACGCCCGCACCCTTCAGGGACTCGTGGCGAGCCTCGGGATGGGCATGATCTCTTATCGGGCCTATACCCTGTGGTCGGGCGCGCCGACCTCTGACCGCCCGCAGGACTGGATCAAGGAAGGCATTTCGCGCTCGGCCATCCTCGGCTGGTTTACCGAACTCAACTCGATCCAGGCCAAGTTCACCGGCGGGCAGACTGACATGTTCCGTGCCATCGGCGCCGACAAGCCGTTGTCCCGCCGCCAGAGCAACGGGGCGCTTTCCGAGCTGCTGGGCCCGACCTATTCGAAGCTGGAAGGCATCGCCGGAGGCATCAACGATGCCTCGCACGGGACCTGGACGGCGCAGGACACTCACAAATTCAGGCAGGCGATTTTCCTGCAAAACCTGTTTTTCGCGCGCCGGCTCTTCGATGCGGCCGAGGACGGTTTCAACAACCAGATCGGCGTCAAGCCGTTGAACCGCGAACCGGCGTGGCCCGGGGCGACCCAATCCACCCACTAACCGTGGTGCGTTGCGACCGGTTCCCCATGGCCGCACCCTGCCGGCGGATCACAGGGACCGCCGCCATGATGAAACGCCTCGCCGCCGCCAGCCTGTTTCTCGCGCTGTCCTGCCTTGGGGCTTTTGCCTCAACCTGCAATGTCACCGAATTTCTGCTTTACGCGCCCGGCGGCGTGCAGGTCGCCGATCTCGACTCGCTCGTCACCGACCAATCCCCGATCACGACATCTGGCACCACCGCACAGTCCGCCGCCTTTAGCGGCGACACCAAGATGATCCAGATTTCGTGCGATACGCAATCGGCAATGGCCTACGGGAGCAACCCGACCGCGACCACCAGCAACATGACGATCCCGGCCGGCAGCTTCATCTATTTCAAGGTCACAGGCGGCAAGAAAGTCGCCTTCATCCTGCGGCCGTAAGTCATGAACCGTCGCGAACTTCTTGCAGGCGCGGCGATGCTGGCCGGAGCCGGTCAAGCAAATGCATTCGGCATCGGCAAGCTTGGCGCGCGCGGCGGCATGGGCTCTCTCGGTAACCTTGGGGGAGCGAGTAGCCCCCCGCTGGCATACCCGCAAAACTACGCTGAAATCGGCGATAGCATTCCGTGGGCGCAGTCCGGCGTGGCAAACAATTCGATTTGCCAGATTGGTCAATGGATCAATGGGTTCAGCGCGGGCCGAATCAAACTCGTCCAGGGGTTTAATCAGGGCGTAGGAGGCCAGACTTCGACAACCATCGCGGCGCGATATACGTCGTCATTGACATCGCTGAACGCCAAAATAGTTCTTGCGAATGGCGGCATTAATGACCTCGGCGCCGATGTGGCGGCCACTACCATTCTTACCGCCTGGGACAGCATGATTTCTCAGGCTGCGGCGCTCGGACACTATCTCATAGTGCTGCCGCCGATGCCAACGCTTCAACTTACTGGACCGCAAGAAACGCAACGTCAGCTTGTTGTTGCCGGCCTGAATGCGCGGGCTTCCTCAACCGTTCGGGTGATCGACATCACCGGGTATAATTACACTACGATGGATTATGCCCAGCAGGTCGGCGGAAATCGTATCCATCCGAATATTGTTGGAGCGCAGTGGTTAGGAGCGAAGGGCGCGGCGATCGTTGCGACAATCGTCAAGCCGGCGACGGGCCTGGGTACAGGGTTACTTGCTGCGACCGATCCGCTCAATAAAGCCACCAACGGCTATATGTCGGGCACTGGCGGCGCGCTGGCGGGCATCGCGACGGGTTCGCTTGCGGACAGTTGGACGGCTGCTGCGACGACGCAGGGCAACGTCACGATGGCCTTGAGCAAGGTAGCGAGGGCGGCGGGAGGTAGTTGGCAGCAGGTACAGATCGGCGGCACATTTATCCCTTCGACCAATAGCGTGAGCCTTCAACTGAACGGCAATACGCTCACCGGATTTGCAGCCAATGATATGGTTGTGATGATGATGGACATGCAGGTGGACGCGGGGGCCGTGAACGTGGACGGCATCAGCGTTAGCGGCCTGCTTTTCGAGACTGGATTTGCGAGCAATTTCTTCACGCAGGTCTACTACGTCAACACTACGGAGCACCAGGGCGGCTATGGCACGCCCGTCTCGAATTATATTGTGCAGTCCGAGCCGTTCAATCTTGCGGCCGGAAAAGTCCCCGGCACCTTGAACATTTTTGTTACTCCGAACCTGAATCAAGACGCCGGCTCAGGTGCCGCCTGCGCAATCACCTTCCGATTAGGTAGCGTAGGGATCAAGAAATATACATGACCGGCCCCTCCCTCGGCATCTGTGGCATTGCATGCCTCGATCTGTGGGTTTTCACGCTCTGTTGGCTATTCGGCTAGTCCCGCGCTCTCTCAGGGGCAGCTTGAGGCTGCGGTGGCGAGCTTGAGGGTGCGTTGCGGTGCCCGGGCAGGCGTTCATCCTGCCGCCCATGACCTTGATCCGCCGCCTGATCCTCGCATTCGTCCTGATGGCCGGGATTGCCCCGGCAATGGCCCAGGCTCCCGCGCCCGTACCGGCGCTTCCTGACACCGAGCGGCGAACCTCCTATTCGATCACCGGCACGACTTGCGCATGTAACGTCAACTTCGCGCTATATGGTGACGGCACCGATTACCAGAATTGGGTCGAGGTTTATCTGAACGGCACCCGCGTCAACTACAATGACGCGACGTTCGGATGGACGATCACGAGCCCGTCAGGGACGATCGGCAGCCTCGCGCTCCCGATCACCGACGCGAAGCTGACCTTCAATTCCGTGCAGACCGGCGTCGTTCAGATCGTTGGTGCCCGCCGTCCACGGCGCGTCTCGCAGTTCAGCGAAAATCAGGGCGTTCCGGCGCGCAACCTCAACCAAGTCCTGACCGACATCATCGCGCAGAACCGCGAGATTTGGGACAAGACGAGCGACATGACGGGGCGCGGGTTATTCTTCGCGCCCGGCAACACGACGGGTCCGATGCCTTCGCCGTCGTTGTGTGCGAGTGCGTTCCTGTCCTTCGACGCAACCGGTCTAAATCCGCAATGTCATGCGGGCGGCCCCGGGTCGGGAAATGTCGTTGGGCCAGCCACCTCGATCATCGGCGACGTCGCGCTGTTCAGCAACACGACCGGCAGCGGGTTGCAAGATGGCGGCCCGATCCGCACCGGTATCACAACCCCCGTCACGCTCTACGTCAATCCATCCTCAACGACCGCCGCAAGCTGCAATGGATCATCCGGCGGCATCGGCAGCGATAGCAACGCCGGCACGTTGGCTGCGCCGTTCCTAACGCCGAACCATGCGATCAATGTTGCCCTGACAAACTACGACGTTCGCCAGTCACAGGTTACGATCCAGTATTGCGACAACAACGTCACGGGCGCGACCTATCCTGTCGCGCAGATGAACGCGAACATGGTCGGCGCTGTCAGCGACAACGGGGCGAGCGGCGCTCAACTGATTATTCAGGGCAATAGCTCTACCCCATCTAACGTGATTGTGCAGGGAGCAGCCGGCGCCAACGGCATCAGCCTGATCGGCGTCACGTCTCCGATCCTCGTTCGGAATATGCAGATCGGAGCAACGCTGATTGGCGGGGCCACGACTGGCCACGGTATCGGGGTCGATGCACACAGCATGTTGCTCTACTCGAATATCGTGTGGGGTTTCACCAGCACCAGCTATGCGCACGTCGCCGCGACATACGGCTCTTTCGTCGAACAAGAGGGTGTCGAGAAAATCATCGGCGGCGCCGCGCTGCATTGGTACGCGGATCGCGTCAGCCAGATACTGTTGACCGGCCAAACGATCACATGCACGGGCACTCCTGCGTTTGCGTCGTCGTTCGTCGCAATGTTCAATGGCTCGGTCTTTACGCTGAGCGGGTCGTCGTTCTCTGGCTGCAGCGGCGTCACCGGCACACGCTATCAGCAGGATTTTACGTCCTCCTTCGGATCGAGCTCAACCGATCCAAACTCGGTATTTCCCGGCAACGCCAACGGCAGCGTGGCGATTCCGTCGTTCTATTATTCCGGTATTGTCGTAGGCAATGGCGGTCCTCCGACCGGTGCATCCTCGCCGATGACGACAATGCCGGCATTGAACGGTGATTGCACGCTCGTGCTCTCGACAGGGGTGATCACCTGCATCAAGACGAATGGATCGGCGTTCGGCGCGCTTGCAACGGTGACGCCAGGAGCCGGCGTTGCGACGGCGCTTGCGATTGCGCCCAATACTGCGGGCGGCTTCATCACCTATCCGCAAGCCGCCCCCAACATTCAGGTGTTCACGTCTGGCACCAACGCGACCTACACCACGCCGACCAGCCCGTCCCCCGTCTATCTCGAAATCGAATTTGTAGGCGGTGGCGGCGGCGGTGCCGGATCAGGAACGTCACCAGGGGCCGCTGGGGCTGGCGGGAACACCTGTTGGAATACGAGCGGAACGGCATGCTCGTCCCCGCTTTATCAGGGAACTGGCGGCGGCGCTGGTGCGACTGGAACGTCTGCTGCCGGCGGGGGTGTTGCTGGATCATTGTCGTGCGCCGACAGTCAGACGGGCGGGACGGGCGGCGCAGCTACGGGTTCGACTTCGGCGCCTGGCGGGATGGGAGGGGTATCTCGCTATGGTGGCGCTGGCGCGTTTGGGCCGCCGGCAGGCAACGGGCTTGCGGCGATAGCCAATACTGGTTCGGGCGGTGGCGGCGCAGGTGACAACGCAACCGCGAACACCGGCGGTGGCGGCGGCGCCGGCGGATGGTGTTACGCGATTATCTCGTCACCGGCGGCGAGCTACGTCTACACGGTCGGCGCCGCTGGCGCCGCTGGTACGAACGGGACCGGCGGTACGTCAGGCGGGGGCGGGGCTGCCGGAAAAATCCGCGTCATCGCGCATTTCGACTAGAGCCACTTCCAGAACGAGGGTTTGATCGCAAACCGAAACTCGCTCGATATTCTTTCTATTTCGTTCGCTATTGGCTGTGTCCGGTGCAGCGTGAAGTGGCTGAAGATTAGAATGTCGCCTGGGTTCAAAACCGCCGTCGCGATCTCATAATTTTTCTCGACATCTTCATGGGCCGGATTGTCGTGCCTCTCATAGTTGACGGGCCGGTTCTTCCAGTCCCGGTTGGACCCGACCGCGATCTGCAGAGATGATCGTTCTTCACCAACGGATTCCGACGGCACCCAGCAGTTAAAACAGTCACCCGATTCCATCGTCTGAACGGCGTGCGCGTCGCGGTGCCAGACAACGTAGGCAGAGGATTTCCGCCCCTGCCGACGAATCGCGCTTTTGCCTTCGACATAAGATACGCGGCCGAACAATGATCGGCCTAATCTGCCTAGATGACTCGCAAGGCCGTCGGGCAGGTTGAGACGATGGCGGAGCACGCCCTGCTGGATGAATTGATAATTAGAAAACATCCCAAGTTCCAGTTTGAAGGCGTCGTGGGCCTCTGGACTTTCGGACATCTCATCGAAGGCTCGGAAGGCCGCCAGCCATTGATCTCGTGCCGCGCCCAGGTCTTTGAGGTGGATTGCATCGCGGACGATCAACGCGCCCGCATGCTCATAAGCGGCGCGGGCTTTGGTGAGCCCTGAACAGGCGACTTCCGGGATGCTCATACCCGCCATTAGCACCGCTACCTGACCGCGAACAGGTCCGAACCTTCCGTTGCTGGGGATAGCGGGTAGTCGAGGGTGCGTTGCGGCGTTGGCGCAACCGTCCATCGTGTGCCCGAAACGGGAGATGGACCGGTGGCGGACCTCGACAAACTTAAGGCTGCAAATCAGGCCCGATGGACGGCCTGCCACATCCTGCCGGAATGGCTGCGGATCCTCGACACCGTCTCCCATAACCTGGTGAACCAGAAGGCCCGCTATCAGACCGTGGAGGCCAAAACCGGCGTCCCGTGGGCCGTGATCGCCGTCATCCACCAGCGCGAATCCTCGCAAAGCTGGAACGCCTCGCTGGCGCAGGGCGACCCGTGGAACCGAGTTTCCGTGCATGTCCCGAGGGGCAGGGGACCGTTCACGTCCTGGGAAGCTGCCGCCGAAGATGCGCTGGTCGTCTGCCCGCCGCACGCCGCGGCCTGGCATGACTGGTCGATCGCCGGCGCCCTGACGCTGCTCGAGCAGTACAACGGTGTCGGCTACTTCCTGCACGGGATGCCGTCGCCCTACATCTGGTCGGCCACCGATCAATATCACCGTGGCAAGTACGTCGCTGACGGGCATTTCGACCCGAACGCCGTCGACCACCAGACCGGCTGCGCGGCGCTGCTTCAGCGCATGACGCTGATTGACCCGAGCATCAGCGGGGAATGGCACCCGTGATCCGCATCCGCTTCGTTACGGAAGATGACCGGCTGTCCGCACTGATCCGCACCCAGGCGGGGATTTCGATGCCGTTCACGCCTTCCCATGCGGAGGCGCTTTCGCAGGACGGCAAGTTTTACATCGGGCAGCATTTTGATGGCGGCATGCTGGCTCGCCCCGTCGGCTACAACGACGCCCGGCTGATGACGCTGCCGGACGGCACCAAATCGTCGCGCATCGTGGAACTGCCTTGCTCGCCCGAGCAGGAGGCTTCGTTCTACGGCTACGTCACATCCAAGATCGGGATGCCCTACGACTGGAAATCCATCCTCAGTTTCGCGGCCCCGGACATCAACCTGCACACGCCAGGCACGCTGATCTGTTCGGCGATCATGGTGGCGGCTTTGAGGGCTGCCCCGGCGCCGTTCTTCCAATGGCCGCTGACCGTGCCGTTCCATCACATCTCGCCTCGGGACCTGTTCCTGATGCTCTCAAGCCACGTCGAAATTCCACACTGAGGACAAGACCATGAACCAGACCCTTTTCCTGTCTCAGCTTCGCGTCATCATCCTGGTCGGCATCGCGTATGCGGCCGGCAAAGGCTGGCTTTCCCCTGCGGACAGCACTGCGCTTACGTCTGTTCTCGCGCCACTTGGCGTCATCATCGGGCCGTGGCTCTGGTCGATCTACAGCAACTTCAATTCGAAGCTGGTTCCAAAGGATAGCGTCGTGATCGAGCCGCACACGCCGTCAGACGCGGCCGCGCCCGTCGGGGCAAATGTCGCAGGCAAGGTGATCGCTGTTCTGCTTGTCGCCTTCGCGCTATCGTTTCTTGTGGCAATTCCTTCGGCGATGGCTCAGGCGCCGAAGCCTCGGCCGCAGATCAACTTCCCGATCGACCCGCTGGGACTGAACAAGCCCGGCGCGCAGACCGGCGATATCGGCTACGACCTTTTGAAAGCCCTCGACGCAAAGCTGCTGCCCGATCTGCAATATGCATTGCTACTCGCCAAGGCCACCAGCTCGAACGTCACTGCCGGTTGCTATCAGGCCTGGATCGACATGATCACGGTCCAGCAGACCGCGGTGAAGGATTCGACAGGCGCCGAGATTGCCACACCCGATCCGCATCTGGTCACAGACTTTGAACGCATGGTCGAACTCCGCAACGCGCTACAGCCGGATTCGAAGTTCATGGTCGCGTGTTCGCCCGTCGCCAACATGGTGAAGCAGGACGTCATCAAGTTCATGGGCATCATTATATCCGGCGGCGCCGGCCTCGCAACGATGGTTCCGGGTCTCTGATTGCGGCGATGACCGAACGCCCCGTCCACGACGTGTCTTATGAACTCGGCGGCATCAAGACGGCGCTCGAAACCATCACGCGTACGCTATCCGAAAACCGGCTGGCAGACGCCACCTACCGGACTGGCATTCGTGAGGAAATGGGAAAGCAGCGCGACGCTATCAATGAGGTCGGCAACGATCTGGTGATAGCGAAAAACGACATCGCCGACATGAAGCCGAAAGTCGAAAGCCTCAATCAGCGGGCGCTCATGTCTAAGGGGGCGGCCAATCTAGCCATCTTGATCGGGAAAGTCGGTCACGTCATCACCGCAGGCATCGGCGGGATCATCGCCTTGCTGGTCGAGCGCTGGCTTCGCGGCTCGCCTCACTAAGGAAATACCATGACCATCCGCGGCTTCATCGTTTTCGCGCTCGCCATACTTGCGCTGTTCACCGTCGCATCTCACGCCCGCGCGCAGGACAACAACCCGTTCTCGGGCGCGCGATCAATCACGGTCGACATGCACCGGGTCGAGACGTGCACCGCCAGCCAGTACGGCACGGGCGACGGCTACGGCGGCAAGCGCACGGCATCCGGCGAGATCATGCGACCGTCAGCGCTCACAGCGGCTCACAGGACGCGGCGGCTGGGATCAAGCGTCACGGTGACCAACGTCAGCAACGGGCGCGCGGTGAACGTCCGGATCAACGACAGGGGACCATTCGTGAAGGGTCGGTGCATCGACCTATCTCGGGCCGCGGCCAACGCTATCGGGATGGGCGGCCTGGCGCGGGTGACGGTCGAGTAGATCGTTCTAAAAACCGACTGGCCGGGCCCATCTATCCGGTCCAAGCGATGCGAGAACCTGCTGCGGCGTCTCTTTCACGCTGATGCTGTTCTCGTGATCAAAGTAAATACCGGTGGATTCTCCGTGACGCTCGACGTGCGTGATCATGTCTGCGTTCACGAAAGTGTCTCGGTTGTCGACCGCAGTCAGCTTTATAAAGAAAGCCATCAATTATCCTTCCATTTTTCGGTGTAACGCCTTCATCATTCCGATCCTGGCCATCATGGTCGGACCTTCCTTACTCTCAGCCGCCAAGATCAATGCCTCGCCAGCCGCTTGCCATTCCGGTAACTCCCGGGTCTTCTTCGGCAGCTTCATAATGTATGCCGCAGCCTCTTCCAGAGTGACAAGCTCTCGTCCCTTCGGCAGCGGAATCGGATCGTCGAACGCGCGGGACCAGGGCATCAGCGGCTCGTGCCCATCTTACCCAACACGAAATGCGGCCTGACATCCGCGCCTCGCTTCCCGCAAGCCTGACACACGAACTGCGGCTCAATATCCGAAAGCCTGACAGCATCACCCCACTGTCTGCTATCCATGACGATATGGTGCGAGCATTTAAAATCGGCGCAGTAAACGAGGATCTCGGTCGGGCCGGATTCCCGCATTTCGCCGAAAGTGATCTTAACGGGCCGTTTCATTCCGGCATTTTAGCGGCGCCGGGGAGAACGGGCTAGGGCGATGATTGCCCACGACCGAGGTACTGGGGCGTCAGGCCCGCTTAATCGCCTCGATAGCTTGGTCGAAGGCCGCCATGATGCACTCCGACCCGACCGGAGTTCGCACTTGGTGGCCGAAGCAATCATGGTTCCAGGCTGCACCGCAGGTTATAAACTCAAACCCAACGTTGACGGTTGGTCCGCCGCAATACGGGCACGGAACACCTTCTTCCATTGCGGGCACAAAGTTGCTTACGGTCATGGCACTTTCACCTTTCGCTTAATCTCGATACCACCACTTGCAAATAGCCGCCCATAGACCAAACACCAGAAGAATGGCGAGCATCGCAGCTATAAGTTCAAATCCGCTCATGCTCGTTCCTCGCTTAGGAGCGATAAGCTGCGCGCAGGACCGTCTCTGCGTGCTCGCGCCACTTCTTCTGCTCTGACTTCGGCACCGTATCCCAAGCCCGCGTAATGCGACCGGCCATTTGGCGCTCGCGTAGCGCTTTCGCGCCCCGATCAATCTCAGCATCGGTTGGGGTTTTGGTGTGCAACCCGAAAACGTCAGCTACCATTTCTAATCTCCTATAAACGATCTCTGCTCAACAGTGCTGAAGCGCGGCGCGGTTGGCAAACCACGGCACATCCCAAGCGGTGATTGGTTCATCGTAGCCCGTCATCTGCGGGTGTTTTGGGTGCTTGTCGGCATTGATGCCGATGGTGTGGAGAGGATGGCCGGCCGCATCGGCGAGCCGTACGATGTCCTTCCAGCGCCCGCGTAGCGTTTCTGGCAGCTTCGCTAGCTGCCCCCACCCGACGACCACCTTAGACGCCCGCGCCATCATGGTCTTCAGGTGCTCGTCATTGTCCGGGCCTATGGGGTCAGCAACCTCTCGAAGCCGCTTCACGTCCGTCGATCGGTAGGCAAATTTATTGCCAACCAGGATCGATCCGAAGCCGTTCGCCTTGGCAAACCCTATGCACTTCTTGATTGTCTGGTCGTCAATGTCGGCGTCGGCGGTCGATGGGTTGACCATGATGAACATCAGCTCCGGGCCATCTCCGAAAATGCGGCCAAGTTTATAGCGGTATTTCTTGCAGTTCGAAATGGATGCGGTTCGGATCATGCGTCAACTCGCCTCGGTTAAAAGGTCATCGGTCAGGACTGTGAAGGGCCCGCGGGCAGCGGCTGCCAATGTGAAAACCACTCTACCGGCCGATAGTCGCCATCGATCCAGACCATGCCATGCTCGTGAGGAGATATTGATCCGATAGCGCACGAGTGAGCGGCCTTGGGCGCGTTTCTGCCAATAAACCAAAGCAGGACCGTCTTATCCAGGGGCGGCGGCGTGTTCGCATCGATAGGCTCCCAGTTACTCATGCTCGATCTCCATTCGCCAAAGCTTAACTACCACCAGAAGTGCGGCGTCGATGCGCCACACGACCAATTATAGTGCTCGCAACTTTGCCGGTCGCACCGCGCGCATACTTCTGCGTCTGGTTGATGTCGGCGTGTGTCGCGGCGTGCTTGATATGCTCGATAGGGATGCCGGCCTCCGTGGCCTCGGTGATACCGCCGGCACGAGAGTCCATATTGCGGACCGTCTTTGGCACACCGGCCTTCGTGGCAACCAGGCGCCACTTGCGCCGAAACTCGGCGGCACGGAATGGTAGTCCAGTTATATTATTTAGGATGACGGGGCCGCGTGCTGGCAACTCTTGGCGATCGATTACCTCTTCGCCAGTGTCTGGATCAGCCCGAACGCTCTCCGGAAATTCCAGCTTCAGTTCCTCCATGACCATCGGCGCGAGCTTCAGGTCAAATTCGATGGGCTTCTGCCGCTTGCTGGTGATATGGCGAAGGATCAAATTTTCGTCGATCTCCTGCCATGTGATACCTCGCAGCCACTTCTCGCCTTGATGTGTGACGTTAGATTCGCCGGGTTCGTCGAGCGGCACCCACTCGCCTATGACATCTTTCTGTCGCAGGATTACTTCGTATTGGAAGGCGTTCGCGAGCGCGATCGTATCCCAGCCGAACCAGTAATGTGCAGTGCTTCGGACGGCCACGACCTGGTCTGCTGTCAGATAATCCGTCCTGGGCAGCGGCGCTGCAAATCTCAGCTTGTTCAGCACGACGCAAAGACGCTCGCACTCCGGATCTTCGAGCATGGTCAGGCCAAACCGGCAAAGGGTCCGTAGCTGGCTCATGAAGGAGTGCGCCATTGCCGTCTTGCCGCCGCCGAGCCAATCCATGTGCCAAAGTCGTATCTCTCTGGCTCGAATGGCGTTCAGCTCGAAGTGACCATGGCTTGCCGCCAATCGCTTCAGCAACGTTTCTTGGTTCTTTCGGACGTGAAAACGCAGCTTGTGAAAGGTTGAAACAGGGTCCGTCCGATAGGTCTGGATCAGCTCGCCGAGAGTGCGACGTTTCGAATTAGGCACTTCTGGATTTTGCTCAATCATATCAATCGGGCCTCTTTTGAGGGTTAGGAAGAGTAACGCATTGTTAATAATCTATTTTCCGGTAACGCGTCTTATAGATTCTACCATAAGAAACGCCTGTGCCGCAGCGGTTTCCTGCATCGTTAGGCACTTCTGCCAAAATCATTAGGCAGTGCATGTTCATTTTCTGTCCACCAGCTTGCTCATGCCTGCGCGTGCGAGCTTCTTCTGATCGGCGGCTTTCGTGTAGCGCTCGACCTCCTTCAAGGTCTTGTGGCCGGACACGGCGGCAATTTGTTTGTCGGTTGCGTCGTGCTCGGCTAGGCGCCGCATAGCGGCCTTCCGGAGCCCGTGAGAGACACAGCGTGGAGGGAGGCCCGCGCCCTTGATGGCCGCGCGCATCAGCGCCGATAGCGTGGCTCGCTTGATGGGGCGCCCGTGAGGGTCGCCGATGAGGTTCAGGCCGTTCGCCTTGTAGGCTTTCATGGCCCTTTGAAGTTCCGGGGCGATCGGTATCCATACCTTGGCGCCGGTCTTCTCCTGGACAACGTGGATCATGCCGTCAGAGATGTCCGCTCGCTTCATCTTCGCCACGTCTCCGACGCGCTGGCCGGTATGGAGGAGCAATGCATAGGCGAGCCGCTGGCGCGTTCCTGGACGCCATTTGGCCTCGAACTGGTCCAGTTCGGCATCGGTCCATGTATGGTGCTCGCCGACCTTGAAAGCCTCGATCGCCAGAAATGGATTGTCCTTCCGACGCTTCAGCTTGATCGCCAGCTTCATCACACGGCGCATCACCGAGAGGGTCAGGTTCCCCATTCCCGGCCGGCTCTCGCCGATCTTGTTGATGATCTTCTCGGCGTTCTCGGCCGTCATCAGCGTGGCCGACCTGTGGCCGTGTTCCCTGGAAACCGGGTCGAGCGCGTAGCGGTAAAGCTGGCGGGTTGAAGGCTTCCGGTCGGTGAACAACCTAGATCCGTAGAAGTCGATAATCAGCTTGGCGAGCGAATCCTCGTGGACTGTCAGTTTCGCTGCGGCCGGTTTGGCGGCGAGATAGGCGGCATAGGCCGTCATGAACTCTTCGGAACCGATCTCGCCGGGGAGCGGGCCTAGCTGTTTGCCGCCCTTGCGGAAATATCGGCGCTTTTTCCCGGTGTGATCGACATATTCGTTCACGTACCTGAGCTTAAGGTTTGCCACGGGAATCCCCATCACGCGTCATCCCAGGATGCTGCGAGGGCTTTTTCCCGATTGTCCACGGTCTGAGGGCCGTTTTCCCCATCTACCGCGATCGAGCCGTCCGGATTGACCGTGATCCGGCGCACCTTCAGGCCGGCGCTTTCCGCCGCCTTTACGGCGCGGCGCACTTGGGCTTGGGTGAATGTAACAGCGCGGGTCATGGGCAAAACATCAGGGTTTGGGGCTTTTCTTGCAACCAGAATTTTGACATCGCGACATCACGCCGGGGCTTTGCGCTCTTGGGTGCCGGTTTTGTTCTCGTGCGAAGTCACCGTGGATGCCGTGCGGGCGTTCCATATGTCACTCGCTTGCGCCTTGGTGTAGTAGTTTACGGTCTTGCACTGGCAGACGGTGCATCGCACTAACCAAGTATCAGGATGGATTGCCTCGCATAGCTCGGCACCGCCTCCGCAGAACGGGCACGGCAGAAGATCGCTCATGGCCTCACCATCGAAATCAGAAGGTCGCGAAATTCGTCCGGCGTGCTGTTGCGGATTTTAGTCTTATCCTTGCCGCCGACCATCGCCATCATTCCGATGCGGCGCGCTTTCTCGTAGCCGTACTTGGCGAGCGCAGTTGGGTGCAGGCGCTGTTCGCACGGTCCCCAGCGCAATTCCGGGAGAGTAATACCGTGCGGAGCTAGACCACGCGCATAAAGCCAAGTCGGCTTGCCGGCGAAGTGGCCATAGTGGCCCTGGTAGACGCAGCACGTCCAGCCGCCCTCGAAGTCCGCCGGTATCCATCCGCCTTCGCGGGGCGGCCGGTTCAGATTGAACGCAGCCCAAGCATGACTGTCGGCAGGGTGTTCCAGGACGCCGCCCCAGCGACGTACAGCAGCCAGAGCGGCGGCAAAGCAGCCATCGTCGGCGCCAAGCTCAAACTGATGAGGCTTCCTGGTAGACCCGTGCCAGAACCGTCCCCAGCGCTGGCAGGGAGGGTGAGCTATGACCGGGTGAGGGCCGGTGTACTGCCTGGCGTCCCGTCCGATGTCCCATGGATCAACATGAGGAAGATCGGAATAGGCGCCATCGGCTTCAACGTAGAGGGCTGCGATCATCACGCCTCACCCTCACGGTAAGCCGGAGGGAGCGGGCCATACTCGGGCGGCTGTGGAAAATCATTCCAGCATTTCCCGTCGCCATCTTCAGGGCCGGCACCGCGCTCGCTGAGCGGCATTTCGTCGAAACAGCCGTCGCATAGCCAGCTTCCGTCTGCCATGACCCGAAGGTTGTCGCGTGCAAAGTATCCGCACATCTCTGGATTGTTATCTGCGCAAGATGTGCAGCAATACATAATCTTGGCATTGCTCATGCCCCGCTCCCACGTTCGGTGGAGGTCACCGAGTGGCTGTGGCGTACCCGCATTTCCTGATCGACCACCATCCAAACGGTAACTCCGTCAGCGGCATCGTCGTCAGGGTCCAGACCACGACGGGCGCATTCCTCGCGAGCCTCGATCTCGCGCTCTTGCTCGGGCGTGATGTCGTGGTATCCGGAATCAATCAGGTGGTCGCCAAAGGTGATACCCATCACTTTTTCTCCGCTGAAACGGGACCAAACGCATCAACGGTGCCGCAGCGCAGACATCGCCACGACTCGCCGAGATGGGCGTCAACGCTGCTGGGGGATCCGACGTTAGGATATTTTGCGTCCGGGTTTAAACCGGACGTGGCCATCTTCTTGCGCATGCAAGGGTTTGTTTTGCAAACTTCGGCCGAAAAGCCGCAGTCGCACTCAGTCGATGGGACTGAGGATGTCGTTCTGGCCGGGCCAAGGTAACTAGCGTGCGGCGGCACGTAGTCCATTTTGAGCGGATAGACTAAGACCCAGCGCTTCAGTTCATCATCCCAATAAGCGCGCGTCTTGAGCGAGATGTCGAACGCATGGTCGCCGCCGGCATCCTTGGGAGCCTTGCTCATGGGTATGCGCGCTGGTGCCTCGGCAGCCGCTTCTCGCAACCCGTGGCGCGCCGCGGCGAATGCTTCGGCGTCAACAGATTCAGAACCGCCGCATGCATCGAAAACGGAAAGATATTTGAGAATCGCAAGACGCATCCATTCGGCTGGAAGGGCTTCCGATCCTTGGGCAGCCGCAGGGCCTATCAATCCGCCGATCCGGCCATGGTTCGGGTTGCGGCTGTCATAGAGAGGGTCAGTCGGTCGTTGGGCAGGAGCGGGGATGCGGCGATTCCAAGCGGCCACCGCGTCATCGTGTGTTTCGCATGACGTAGAGCAACTTGCTCCGCAATCGCTGCAAATGACTCCCCATTCCGTTGCTTCGATGGATGAGGCCATGCCCACTCGGCAGCTTCCGCAGAACGGACAACCCAGCAGTTCTTCCCTCTCGTTCATTTTGCACCTGGGGTTGGGGAGAGGGGTCATTTGACCCTCGCAAATTCGCCGTGCAGCTCATTGGCGGCTTTGATGTATGCTTCGTGGGCAAGCTCCGGCGTCGGAAATTCGCCAAGGTGCAACCGTTTGCCATTTTTCATGATCTTCGCGACATACAACCCCGTGGCCTTCCTTAGATGAATGCCCTTGAAGCCGGTTTGCCTTCGCGGCTGCCTGTTGGTGCTGTTCTGGCTGTGCGTGGCGTTCCGAAGGTTCGCAATCCGGTTATCGTGACGGACTCCATTAATGTGATCTAAGGGACCGACAGGGTAAGTGCCGTTCACCCAAAGCCAGGCCAATCGATGGGCGCGGATTTTGATGCCGTCGATTTGGATGTTGAGATACCCGCGCATATCCGAGCCGGCAACGCTGCCCTTTTCCCTGCGTCCAGCATCATCTTTCCATCGAAAGATGCCTGTGGACGGGTCGTAATCGAGTAATTCGCGCAACCGTTCCAGCGAGATGCTATCCGGCATTATCGTCTCCAATTTTGCGCGTGGCCTCGTGGGAGGCTGGCGCGGCGACGGCCAATATACGATCCAGAATGTGCCACGCAGCGTTGATGTTGCTTTCTTTCGCGGCCTCGCTGAGCTGATCGTTCTTGCCGCCGATCAGCATTTTGGCTTCTTGCAGTCCTTGATAAATCTCTTCCGCAACCGGCTCCTGCGTCCCGGCCTCATGGGAGGTGGGTTTCGTCATGATTTTGCCTCCGGGAAATTGAGGACAGCGAACTCCCCGTGACATTTGATGGCGAGCAAATCATAGGCTCTGGCGGCTTCTTCTGCGGTCAGATAAAGGGCGCTATTAAGCCGCTGTCCTCCAACCCTGACGCGGGCATAAAACGTTTTGTTGCCGCCTCGGGTGGTCTGATGGACGCCGCGAAAGCCGGTCTTGTTGACCGGGCGTATCGTGTTGGCCCTATTCTGGCTCGGGGTCGCGAAGCGTAAATTCTCTCGCCGATTGTCCAGCCCATCGCGGTTTGCGTGATCGACCTCTCCAGGGAAATCAGGATTGCCGTTCCCGATGATGACGCGATGCATCAGGAGAAATTTCCCATTCTTTCTGGATTGCCCAGCGTAGACCTTGTTATCGGTTTTCTTGTGTTTTGCGTGCCACGCGCCGTCCCCAATGAGATGCAAGTCCTCAAGGTCAACGAGAGCGTAATAGCCATCAGTCAGGGGCACGCGAACCGGCCCAGCATTGCAAAGAATGGCTCCGATCATTTTAGGCTCCTGGTTGGAGAGAGGGCGAGGATGGCGTCGGCGATGTTTGCTCCGATGGCTTTGACGTTAGCCGCAAGCATTTCGCTGTCCGTTATCGTCTTGTGAAAATCGCGAGCAACGGCGGCACATTCCCCCCTCGCCAGCGTACCGGGTTGAGAGCGGGCTCTGACAACGGCGGCACGCGCCGATTTTGCCCATTGCGGCTTGGAATCCTCGACGTATCGCGCGGCATCCAAGAGCATTTCAAGCGGGTCCAGAGTGTTCATCATGACAACGGTCCGTTATTAAATTCGTGAACGATGCGCTCGGCTTCTTCTCGGATCATGTGAAGGGAAACGACTGTGGCGACCAAACCGCCGTCCTTTTTGTCTGTTGTATCTACGCTCAAAACGGCAAATGGCTCCGGCGACGGATTCCTAAGATCGCTCAGTACGTACCAAGTTGTTCGGTCGGTCATTTGCCGCTCCCTTGCGAGCTTCCCACATCACTCGCAGACTGCGGCGCGTCTGTTATCGTGATCTGCCTGCAATCGACGTACTCGCCGAAGTGCTTCCACAAACGCTCAATGTCGTCGTCTGTGTTGTGCGTAAACACCATGGTTTTCTTCTCGGTCACCAGCCAGTTTACGATGGCCGCGCGGCGAGTTTCCGCGATAGTGTTGACGTAGATGCGCGCGCCTGGCGCAAGCACAGCCCATCCGGTTGCTTCAGTCATGGGGTGTTTCCGTGACCCGGGGTGACTGCTTACGTGGTTGGCACCAATCGCAGCGGCGCGCACAATCGGCACAGCCGCCGTCAGGATCAATGCAGGCGAACTCTTCAAAACAACAATAGACGATGCCTTCGCCGCCGCAGTTCGGACATTCATCCTCGTAGTCGTCGTGATAGTCATCGAAAGACGGGCCGTGATCCTCGCCGGTCAACTGGCGAAGCTTCTCGCCGTCCGCCTCAAGCGCGCGCTGCATCTCTTTGTTAAAGCTCATGGTGTGGCGCTCCCACGATCAGACTGGTGAATAGCGGCGCTCATGCGTCACCTCGAATAGGGTTTTCGGTTCAGTCGGATGTTTGTCGGTCCTCCCGCGCGAGGGCCGCGACCATGAACCGCCGCTGGTCTGCCCGATCATGCGCCAGCCGGCTGCGTTGAGTGTGCCACCGGTTTCGCTGGCGAGGATGTAGGTACCGATACGTTGAAAGCCGAGCGCGAACGCAGCTCGTGCCGACGCCCCGTAGAGGAAGCTGCAAGCGTTCCTGGTGCCGTCCGTGCAGAGCCGGGTAACTTCCGCCGTCACGCCGTCGTCGCGCATACGCGCCACGGGACGACCGACAATCGCCACGCCAACCAGTTTGTCACCCAAGACGGCGCCAATCGAGAATAGATGTCCGATCACCGGCTTGTGGTGCCGATGGTGCTCCGTGACGAAAGCGTTCGCCTCAGGCAATTTAACCCGGATATGGCGCAATTTCTGCGTCATTTCCGCGCTTCCTCTGGCTGAGGGCGCGTGAGTGCAAGACAGCGGCGCGTCATGCCGGCACCTGTTCCGCGGTCGGCTTGTGCCGGTTGTCCATCGCGGCCTTGAGAGATTTTTTCAAATGCACGGGCACGGTGTTCCACGTCTCGCGCAATGACTCGACGCCTTGCAGCGCCGCCGTTGCCAGCTTCGAATCCCAGGCCATTAGATCGTCGGAAATATCGTCAGCCGCCCCGGCCTGGGGCTGGTGGTCCGGGGATGCCGGAGCGGCTGACCTCGCCGCAGTGGTCGCGGCACGCGGCGAAGCTGATCCACCTTTCGCCCATCGAGCAAATGCGGCCCCCATTTCCTCGGACAGAGGTTTGCCTTGCTCGATAAATGGCGAAAGGTAGTTCGGAAGTTTGATGATGAAGTCCTCGCCGATCTTGTCGGACTTCCACACGGGGACGCCGTCGGCGCGCGGCGGCAAGATGCATGTCAGGTCGAGTGTGTGGATGATTTCGAGCGGCGCCACCGGTTGCCAGCCGATGTTGACGACAACCTTCTTGCCGTTCACGACGTCCTGCTTGGTCTTTTCGCGGGCGCGGAACGTGAAGATCAGCGGCGTCTTGATCTTGAGGATGCCTGAGATCAGTTTCTTGCGTGCCGCCTTCGGCTTGGCCCATGCGGCCCATTCGTTGTTGCCCATCCTCGGCACCATCTCGTCATGCCATTCGAGATAGGCTTCGTGCTCGTCGGACGCGCTATCGACGATGATTGCCGCTGGTTTGGATGCGAGCTGCGCGTGGATGGCGTCGAGAAACACATCGGACCGAGCGTTAACGGGCATTTCGACGATGTTGAACGGGATGATGTCGTTATACTTACGCGCGCGTCCGCCTTCGGTGTCGAGGACGACGATATCGCCACCACGAACCGATTGAATGCCTTTCGCAACCTTGAGGCTGGAAAGCGTCTTGCCACCACCGGGCGGCCCGATCATGCCAATCAGTAGAGGCTCTTCGGAGCGTGTAGCCGGTACAGCGTGATAATTCATCTCAGCCTGCCATCACTAATTTGGGATCGCCTTCGAACTCGCCGGACAATTCCCGTTCGAGCCACTGCTTTTCTTTGTAGGTCGGATAATCTGGCGTGACGCTGCGGGACGGATACCCGAGCCAGCGGCCGGTTTCGTTCGCGACGCGCCACAGGTCCGCGCCGACGGAAACCTTTTTGCGGCCCATGGTCAGCCAGTATTCGTTCATGCGCATCACGGTGAGTGCGTGTGGCTCGTCGGCTTCCTGGGCGATGAAACGATAAAGGCGGCGGCCGGCGCCATCCGGGTCGAGCACATCGAGCCCGCGCTCGATAAATGCCGCCTGGATGTGCCAGCCTGCCGCCTCTGCGCGAACGCCGATGACATGCGGGGCGACTGACATGCTTGTCGACTTATAGTCATCAACGGTACGCAGATCGTCGTGCAGCCAGTCGATCAGGCTGCGAAACCAAATGCCATCTTCCTCCCATGCGATCATCACTTCGCCCGATCCGCCAGAAAATGCGTCGTGATCTTCGTGGTTCTTGAGTTGCGACCATGCGTCGGCCACCATGTCGGTTGCCTGCTCGAACTGATGCGCCAGCACGGCGATACGCCCTTGGTCCGCGGCCCTCTCGCGAGCTTCCTGCGCTTCCTTCTTGCGCCAGTCGGCAAATTGAACGACCTCGATCTCCTTGCCGCGGCCGAGGATCAGCCGATGCGCGACGTTGCCGATGTCGAACTTGGTGTCGTCGTCGTGCTGGAAATTGGGATTGAGCCGGGGACATTCGGTCCAGGCATGCTTTGCCGAGCGTTCGAGCAGGATCTTGCACAGCGATTGCGTGAGGGACGGCGAGGGGCAGGGGTCCGCTCGATAGTCGGCCTCGGAAATGCCGCGATAGATGCCGGGCTTGTCGATCTTAAGCATTCGCTTCAACCCTCGCCAAAGCATCGTCGATCTGTTGCAATAGTTGCGCGACCTCAGTTCGCAGCCGGCGCAGCTTCGACACCATGTTGCCGATGTTCGGCGCGTTCTGACGGTCGATGAGGACGCGCGGCTTGGTCATCCGACGACCCCGATGAGCACCGCCCAAATGCTGTGCCCGTTCACGATGATTGCCGCGCCCATGATGATCGCGATGACGACGACGGCTTCGGCTGCGATGGCTGCTGCGATTGGGGTCATTTGCCGGCCTCGATGGTTGCCAGAATGCGATCCGACGCATCGATCACGCCCTGCAGGCGCGCCGCGGCCGCTACGGTCTGAGCGTACTGCTCGATGAGCTTGGCGCCCTCGCCGATGTCCTTCATCCCGCGGACGTAGACGGCGACCTCGAGGGCGGTTGCGATCGGCGGGGAGAGGCGGGAGGGAACGTCGGCCGGCGGCTCAAAGCCCCGGTCGCCTGGGCGCGGTTCGTGCTTAGCGAGATCGCGGGCGCGATCCCAGCGCTGGTCTTGAGTGGGGCGATAGCTCATGCGCTCCTCGCCATGTTCGTGTGAACGGCGCGGACAAGCGAGCGATCAACGGGCAGGGGCTTCGTCCAACGCCCCTTCCACTGGCTGCTGATCAGCTTGCGCACCAGCACATGCTTGCCGTCACCAGCGTGGCCGACGAACTCGGCGTAGCAGCGGCCGAAACGCCGGTGCGGCTGGTTCAGGGAAAGCGCCTGACCGGGGATGGCATGATCGATGCTGGGAAGGAGGGTTTTGCGGTTGTCGTTCGCTGGCAGGGCCATGTGACGCTCCAAATCGATATGGAGCGTTGTTACGCCTAGCGCAACAGTCTGTCAATTTATTTGTTGCACTTGGCGTAACAAAATTGAGGGTTACGCTATCCCGCGGCTTTCGCAGAACATTTTGGCGTGCCGGAGAACCGTAACCGAAATAATGGCCTCCATCGCTTGGGCCGTCTCGGCTTCTGTAGGCGCCGGACTCCTCGCCCCCCGGTTGGTTAGATAGCTTTGCCATCCCCGTGCGACCTGATCGTCGACCGCAGGGCCGTAAATGCGCTGGAACTCGCCGTTGTTGGCATCCACATATTCGCGCTGTTTGTGGGAAAGCCGGACATTATCCGGAAGGGACTGCTCTGCGTACAACCGCTTGGCCGTGGCTGTAATGCTGCCGGTTTCCTTGAAAATGGCGGAGGCATCAGCCGTGGCCACGGAGGCGCGGCGAGCCCAATGGACCGCGTAGGTGACGATGAGGGCACCAAAGACCAGAAACAGCGTCAGGACGGCGCGCACGACTTACGCCGCGGCTGTTTGGGCCATTAATTCGAGCATGCGGACGGCCTGGTCCCGCGTCGCCCGGTCCATCTTGTTTAGCAGATCTACGACGTGCCCCTCTTTCTCAGGATCCATCTCCAGCAGCATTGCCCGAGTTACGTCGAGTGCCGCTGCGATCGCATTCAGGATCGGCTCACTGAAGGGCTGTTCACCTGTCTCGATGCGGGAGAGGCTGGCGTAGCTCACCAAGGGATCGCCGCCGGGTTCAATTTCGAGGCGTTCGGCCAGCTTCCGCAGCGAAATGCCGCGTTTTTCGCGCCATTGGCGGATATAGTGCTGACCTTGCAGGGTTTTTGCCATGAAGGCGATGCTGTCACGATTCCTGGGGACCGTGGTTGCGCCTGATGCAACAAGGCGCTTGACGGGACTGTTGCACTCCATGTAACATTCCATCATGAGCAACCATCCGCTTCGATCATATCGGGAAGCATCCGGACTGAGTCTGGATGAGCTTGCAGCGCTTGCGGAGACATCCAAGGCCTCTTTGTCGCGGATCGAAACACGCGAACAGGTGCCCTCGCTGGGCCTCGTGGAGCGCCTTGTTAGAGTGTCCGGCGGCGCCCTCTCGGCAAATGATTTTGTCAGTTTGCCAGCGGAAGAAGCCCGCGCATGACCTCGCGGAAACCGATAAATAATCGCCATTCCCACCCCCTGCGCGCTTTCTCGCAGGATGTGGTCGGCGACGGTTTCGTGTCACGGGATTTATTTCACCGCATAACGTTAACGGCCCGTTCAGCCGAACAGCCAAATTGCCAGAGCGATGAGCAGCAGGACGGCCATCGCGATCAGCGTGCGCCGGCCGATGCGGTTCAATCTCATTTCCAGTTTCCAGTGGTTGCGTTGCGTAGGGGGCTTTCATGCACGGAGTATCGCCGCGGGGGCGCGGCGCCGGTAGCGAACTTATCCACACAATCGCCGAAGCCAGCGAACAATCGTTCGGTTCGACAGGTTCGGTACTTTCCTCAATCGCCAGAATGCTTTGGCCGCACAAGACAGCAGCAAACATTGCGGCTGCGACCAATTGTTCGGTGCGAGCAGCCGAGATGTACCTCGCCGGCGACCGTGACTGGTCCGGCGACGCAATCGCCGCCATCGTCGCCGAAATCCTCAGCCGTCACAAAATGCGAAACGTCAAAATCCGTCCACGGTAAGTGTCGGCGAGCATTCTGATTTTGTAACTCTGCGTCGCGCGCGCCAGCGAATGGTTGCAAAGTCGAGGCCATCCAATGGCAGGAAAGAAAAACGGCGCCGAAGTTGGCCCGGGGCACAACAGCCAATTGACCGATGAAGAAAAGCGCGCGCTGACGCTGCATCACAAGCGGAAATACGAAGCCGCGGATGCGCTGGTGGAAAAGGCGAAGGCCGATCGCACCGCGATTGCCGATCTCGCCAAATCCGACCTGGGCAAGGGCGCTCTCGCCGACATCAAAGACATGATCATCGCCGACAGCCCGAAGAAAATGAAGGCTGTCCTCGAGCGCGCGCAGAAGCTGGCGCGGTGGGCTGGCCTGAAGGTTGGATCGCAGCCGGAATTGTTCGAGGCCGCGCAGGTCGATCACCACGAGAACGGCAAGACCGCCGGCATGTCGGGCGACACCTGCGAGCCGCCGAAGAACCTCGCCCAGGACGCAGCCCAGCTTTGGATCTCTGGCTGGCACGAGGGGCAGACCGTGCTCATGGCTGCGTTCAAGAAGAAGCGGCCGGTGGATGCGCCGACGGCTGACCCGGCGCAGACCGATCTCAAGGACCGAACGGACTTGCAGCCCGCAGGCAATGCCTGATGGACGCCGTGGCCATGCCATCGATGACAGACCCGCCGTTCGCGGCGCCGCCGGACATTATTCTGGACCTGCCGGCGCCGCCGTCCGTCAACCGCACTCGTCGTGTGGATTGGGCGGCGGTGAAGCATGTCAAGGCATGGCACAACGTCGCTGATGCCTATGTCCTGGCCGCGAAAGGCAGGTCGAACAGCCCGCTGAAGCTTGTCAAAATCCCCCGGTTCGAACTGCGGGTGGTTCTCTCGAACGAAACCAAGATCGACATCGACAACGGTCTGAAGGCGCTAATCGACTACCTGCGCAAGATCGAACTGATCGAGGACGATTCCCCGAAGCATTTGCGGCGCCTGGTGGTCGAATTTGGCCTCGCTCCATTCGGCTGTCGGGTGACGGTAAAGCCACTGCCGCCTCAATCGATCGGCGACATCTTAGATGGATTGGATCGGAAATGACCATCGCTGAGACCCATCCGATCAATGCCAAGGCATGGGCGCGCGACCCCGGCGAGCATTATGTCGAGCCGCATTGGTGCAGCGAGCGCCTGTTTGCTGTCGAGAAATTCAAGGATTCGATCTGGGATCCATGCTGCGGTTTTGGCCGCATCCCTGAAGCGGCGGAAGAGGCCGGGCTGATCGGAATCGGCACCGACGTCATGCATCGCGGGTGGCGCCGGCAGTCCACGATGATGGACTTCATGGAGTTCAAGGCGCCGCTGTCCGAGAATATCGTTTGCAACCCGCCGTTCAACATCGCGGGCCGCTTCATGAGACACGCCCTCGATATGATTGGCGTAGAAAAGATCGCCATGATCTTTCCCACCGCGCGCCTTAATGCGGCTCACTGGATCAAGGATACGCCGCTCGCGCGGGTTTGGCTGATGACGCCGCGGCCGTCGATGCCGCCGGGCAGCACGATCACGGCCGGCGAGAGACCTGGTGGCGGCAAGATGGATTTCTGCTGGCTGGTCTGGGAGCGCGGGTTTCAAGGCGATGCTGGTCTGCGCTGGTTGCGGAGGGATGCCGCATGACCGCCGAGGACCGCCGTTTCCGAGCCGAGAAGGCCGACAGAGCGCTTGATCTCCACGACAAGGGCCTGCCAGCCGCCCAGATTGCTGAACGGCTTGGTGTGCGGCCAGCCAATATCGCCGGAATGCTGCAGCGGGCCCGACAGCGGCGTGAGAAGGCGGAGGCGCAAGCGTGAGCCGTCCGTGGATGCCTCTGTACGTCGCCGACTATCTGCGCGACACGCGCCGGCTCACCGCAGCCGAGCATGGCGCCTATCTGCTTCTCATCATGGAATACTGGACCGCCGGAAGCCTGCCGGATGATGACGGTCAGCTTTCGCGGATTGTCGGCATGTCCGCGGCGGAATGGCGCAAGACAAGGCCGATCGTGCAGGCGTTCTTTCAGGAAGGTTGGCGCCACCAGCGCATTGATGACGAAATCGCCAAAGCCGAGGCCAAGCACGAGCGGCGGTCTGAGGCTGGCAAACGCGGCGGCATTGCTTCAGCAAACGCCAAGCAAAATCCAAGCAATGCTAGCAGCAATGCTCAAGCATCTTCTTCACAACCACAAAAGAAAGATGCGGCTGTCGCCGCCCCTGATCCCGAGAAGGAACTGTTCGAGCGTGGCCGCCAGGTGCTCGGCAAGCAGGCCGGCGGACTGATCAGCAAGCTCCTGACTGCCAAGCAGAAAAACATCCCGCTCGCTCGAGCGGCGATCGAACAAGCATCAACAAAATCAGACCCGCGCGAGTACATCGGCCGCATCGTGAACGGCTCGCCGTCCGCGGGACAGCCGAACTGGCTCGACGGCATCGAGGGAGTGATTTGATGGGAGAAGTTGTGGAATTACCTGACATTTCGGTGCCGGCCGGGCTCTACACGCTGGCCGACCTGCCGCAGCGAGGATCCGTTGCCAAGCAGGCATTCGGCTCGGGCTGGCCTGAACTCGACGAGATTTTCAAGTTCTACCTTGGCCAATTCCTGGTCGTCACGGGCATTGCGAGCCACGGCAAGTCGACGTTCATCCTCAACATTCTGCTGAAATTGGCGCTTGATCGCGGCGTCGGATCGTTCCTGTACGTGCCGGAAAACGAGAGCCATTTGCTCGAAAAACTGCGGCTGATCTGGCCCGGCAGCGAGAAGGCGTTCCAGCATTTTTGCCGCTCGCAATGCACGATCCAGTCGGCGATTCCGCATGCGCAGTACGAGCCCGCGCACACGATCGATTGGGTGCTGGGCCGTGCCGAATGGGCGGTGACGCATCGCAACGCCGAGATCGTGCTGATTGATCCCTGGAACGAACTCGACCGCGCGCGCCGGCGGGACGAGCTGATGACGGATTACATCGGCCGCTGCCTGATGCTGATCAAGGATTTCTGCCGCTCCCTGAACGCCGTGGTGATCGTGGTCGCACATCCGACAAAGGCCGTGGGCCAGAACGGCGGGCGGGTGGTCAGCCTCGCCGACATCGAGGGATCGATGAACTGGTACAACAAATGCGACAACGGCCTGATCGTGGTCCGTGAGGCCGGCAACACCGCCAAAGTCATCAGCGCCAAGGTGCGCGAGATCGGCGCCGGCAAGCTCGGTACCTGCCATTTCACCGTGGATCCTTTAACCGGCCGGTACGCGCCGCAATACGGGAGCGACTCCGATGTCATGCAATTCTGAGGTTCGACGGAGGCAGATTTCAACGCTGGTCGGTGACGTCGCGGATGCCGAGCAGTCGTTCCGCGACCGCGGTGTCGAACTCGCCGACGAGGACGAGTGGATGATGCTGCGCGACATCGTGGCCAGGATCGAGCGCAAACTGCTGGCCAACATGCCGAGCCAACCAGCGCAGAGCGAGGCGGCGGAATGACGATGGGCTGGTACTTGGTTTCGTATGCGCGCAACGGCGGATATGCCGAGGCCGACGATTGTGGGGGCCGCCGGCTGGAACGCCTGGTATCAGGCAATGGCGGACGGGCTGTGGTGATGAACCGAAATACCCGAGAGCGGGAACGGTTGCGGGCTAAACGGCGCGATCCGGCCTATTTGCAACGCCAGCGCATCAATCGCGCGGCTCAAATGGCTGCGATGCGCCTTGAGCGAGGCCGAGGCATGAACGGCGAATGTTGGGATTGCACCGAGAGGGCCGCAAAAGATCATATTTACTGCGATCGATGCTTGGAGCGCGAACGCAAAAGGCGCTCGAAATGACCACGGAAGTCACCAGCTACACCGAGTTGATCGCGGGGATCGAGGCCCAGCGGTGTGCGCTGGGGATGCGCTCGATCGACTTCGATGATTTGTGCGGCTTTGCGCCTGGAATCTGGGGAAAGGTGTCCGGACTGCTGCAGGTCAAGCGGCTCGGGCCCGAGAAACTGTTCGACGCACTCCGCGGCGCCGGCCTGCGGCTGCGGCTCGAGGTGGATCCTGAGCAGCAGGAAAAGATGAAGCGACGCATCGAGCAGAACTTCAATCCGAGACAGGCAAATCAAGCCCGCCACGGACACGCTTCTACACCGCTTAGTACAGCAGTTCTGAGCCGTGTTTTTAAGCCTTTAGGGCGCAAGGGCGGCAAGAAGCGCTGGGAGCGCGTGAGCAAGAAAGATCGTTCCGCTCACGCCACCATGATGATCAACACGCGCTGGAAAAAGAAGCGAAAGCGGGACAAGGCTGCTCATCGTCGCCGGCTGCGCGAACGGGAACGATTGGTCAATTCAGGGAGCTTGCCGCAACTGCCGGCGCCTGCGGCTGTTCCAGCATCTTGAGAGTGTTCGTCAGCGCCTCGATGAGGTTGCGAGCAGCGCCAGGACTGCAGCGCAGCCGGGCGCTGGTAGCGAGATGGACGTGGACGCCAGTCTCACCAACTATAGGGATCAGGTGGCGCGCAGCCAGTTCGAGCTGGATCGCGCCGCCCATGTGACCTTGGGCCGCAACGATATCGAAATAAACGTAGGGCGCGGTGGGGATATTGTCATAGGGCGGGATCGGCGGTTGGTCTGTCAAATCGGCCTCCTTGGCTGGTTGAGAATGCAACCTACCATTGCGCGGCCCAGGAAGCGCAGTCAGTGGCGATCTATCCCCGATTTCCCGCAGATCGATCCATTGCCGCGGCTATCTCCTTGCGCATCTGCTCTTTCGAGGGACGCCGCCGCGCCGGCAGGTCATCGGCGATTCGCTGCGCTCGCGTCCGCTGCCGGGCGATATAGGCCATCCGGCGCGCCTCAATGTCGACGCCGGCCAGCCGCAGCCATTTCGAGATAGCTTGGCGCGAGGCATCGCAAATCAGCACCGCTTCGCGCACCGAAACCAGGTCGCCGCGGCGGAATAGCGTGACGATGTGCGATCGGAGCGGATGGCGGCGCGCTGGCATGGTTGCGACAAGGTGTAAACGTTCATATTCGACGCGCAACGCCCTGGTTTGATCCGGGCATCAAGGCGGAATGAGAGAAACGCCCGTAATTGCTGCATAAGTCCTTGGTGCGTTGCGCGGCCATCGAACCAAGCGCATCAATCCCGCGCGTCCCGCATCGCGCCCGCGTTCCTTCCACAGCGAGCCTGCGAGCGAGGACCATGAGGAAGGCCAAGGGCCGACGACATGCCATCAGCCAGCGTTGCAGTTCCGATGGATAATCGGCCGCCCAGCGTCCCTGACGAGCCAAAACCCGTCAAAGAGCCCCGCATTTCCAAGCGAATGCGGAAAGTGCTTACGGCGCTCGCAACCAAGGGCATGACCCAGCGCGAGGCCGCGAAACAAGCCGGAATGAGCGAAACCTATCTCTCGACCGCGTTGAGGAAACCGGAAATACAGATGTTTGTCGCTCGCGCGATCAGGCAAAACGTCGCCATTGGCGCGCTGCGAGCATCTTCCAGGATCGTGGATCTCATCGACGCCGGCTCCGAGCACGTGAGCTTGGACGCATCGAAGCACATCCTGGCGATCGAGGGCGTAAAGCCGAGGCAAGACGCTCAAGTGAATGTAAACATTGAGCAAAAGGCGGGTTACGTCATCGTGCTGACGCGGAGAGCGGATGAGCCGTCAGTCATCGATGTGACACCGGACTGACACACGCATGCAGCAACGCATTGAAAACAAACGAACTTATTTTCCCATATCAGGAAAGTGCACTCATGGCGCATGAGCGCACAATGCGGAGGGTGCCGGCGGGTCCTCCTTCGGCGAGATCGCTCCTGGGCGAGGCCGGGGGGAAAAATCGGTCGCGAGTAGTCGAGCTCCCCTTTCCCCCTCGCGATTTCCTTTCTGACCTTCGTGTGTCTGGAATTTTTGTTTCCCCTCAAATCTCGCGGGAAAAATTAACATGCTGACGGTCTTTGAGAAAATCCCCGACCTATTCGTGCAGCACTACGACTCTTCGTTTCAAGTTTGGGCGCGCGAGTTCAGAAAGCGCGGGACGCGGTGCGCGATCCCGTTCGATCGGGTTCCGGGCACGCCGGTGATTTTGGGTCCGGATGGAAAACCGTCGTGGAAGGGTGCGTGGTTTGTGGCTGAGGTTGATCGGTCGAACCCGCAGACGCCGAAGGTGGTGATCAAGCCAGAGGACGAGTTTGCCGAAAGCCTGGTCGAGCGCCACACCCGCGAGATGGCGGGACACTGGCTGTCGTGATCGAGCGCGACCCGCAGACTGGCTTTCCGATCTTTCGGCCTGACGGCGACGTGCTCTGCGATTTTATGGAAGATCGAAAATCGCGCGTGAAGATCATCCAGGGACCGGTCGGGAGCGGAACCTCGTCGGCGTGCTGCATGCACATCTTCCAGCGGGCGCTGGCCCAGCCGCCGCAGCACGATGGCCGGCAGCGATTCCGGGTGCATGTGCTGCGCGAGACCTACGCCAAGCTCGAGGAAACCACGATCCAGACGTGGAAGGACTGGTTCCGGCCGGGGACTGGCGCCGGCGAGTTCGGGATTTTCTACGAGACCCGGCCATATAGGCACGAGATCCGGGTCGGCCCGCTCGAACTCGACGTGACGTTCGTGGCGATGGAGGACATCCGGGACGCCAAATCGTTCTTCATGTCGCTGGAAACGTCGCTGATCTGGTTCAACGAGGTGCAGTTCGCGCAGTACGAGGTTTTCAGCGAGGCGGTCGGGCGCGTGTCGCCGCCGCGGTTTCCAGCGGTGAAGGATGGCGGCTGCGCCTGGGGCGGCCTGATCGCCGACACCAACGCGCCGCCGGCGGATCACTGGCTGCCGATCATGCGGGGCGACGTGCCGCCGCCGGACTGGATGAGCGAGGAAAAGCGCAACGCGCTGAAGAAACCGGCCAACTGGGGCTTCTACATGCAGCCACCCGGATTGTTGGAAGATTTTGACGAGAAGGGCCGGCTGCTCGGCTACAAGCCAAACCCAGCGGCCGAGAATTTGAAATATCTGGCGCCGGGCTTCTACGAGGAAAAGATCGCCGGCAAGACCAAATCGTGGATCGATGCCAACATCATGAACCGGTCGAGCGTCGTCACCGACGGCAATCCGGTCTATCCGCAATTCCGCCGCGATGTGCACGTCAGCGACAAGCCGCTCGAGGTCATCCAGGGCGTGCGCGTGGTGGTCGGGCTCGACTTCGGCCGGCAGCCCGCGGCGCTGATTGGGCAATGCCTCCGGGGCGACTGGTTCATCCAGCGCGAATTCATCGGCCGCGACGTGTCGGCGGTGGAGTTTGCGCCGGCGCTGAAGGCCTACCTTGCCCAGCATTATCCGGGTTTCGAGTTCAATTTCTGGGGCGATCCTGCCGGCGCGCACCGGGGGCAGGCCACCGACAAGACACCGTTCATGGTATTCGCCGAACACGGCATGACGGTATTGCCGGCGCCGAACCCCCAGAACCAGCATAGCGTGCGATGGGAGGCTGTGAACGGCGTCCTGATGCGCCGATCGTCCGACGGCTCGCGCTCTTCCGCGCTGCTGGTCGATGGCACGAAATGCCCGACCTTCATCACCGGCATGTCCGGCGGCTACTTCATGAGGCGCATCCGCGTCTCCGGCGAACGGTACGCCGACGAGCCGGAGAAGAACCAGTACAGCCATATTTGCGAAGCCGGCGAGAACGCCTTTCTCGGTGGCGGCGAGGGCAGGGCGGTGACGATGGGGGGCCAGCCGAGCAAGCCGATGCAGGTCTGGAAAGGCCGCAAGACCATGCGCCGCGTGACGGCGTGAGATGGACCCGATCATCCTGAAAGCGTCTGAGCCGATGCGCTGGACGATCGTTTTCCACCGGAAGGCCGAAAGCTGGTTCTTCGGCCTGATCGCGATGGGCAGGTTCAAGCACGTCTCTGCGTTCGCCTGGCTGCCCGACGTGCAGCGGTGGCTCGTCTACGACGTCGGCTTCCGGCGGACCCGCATCTTGGTTTTGCCTGACACCGCCGAATCCAAGGCTCATCTAGCCCACGTCATCACCGGCAACGCGATCGTCACGATGCCGGTGCGCGCTGACGCCTTACCGGTGATGCGCCTCGGCTTGTTTTGCACAAGCGCGGTCAAGCACTTGATCGGGCTCGGCGGGGGTGCGTTGCGACCCGATGCCCTTTTCGCGTCCTGTCTGCGTCACGGAGGTGAATTGTCCGACGATGCAGGCCCAGCAAATTGCTCAACCAGTAGATCCCAACCTGGCTAACGAACAGCAGCAGGCGCAGCAGCAGCAAATTTCGACGCTGCAGACGCAGGCTTTGGGCGACACCAACGCGCTGATGGCTCGCTACGGAACCAAGCTCGCGCTGTCGGGCCTTCCGACGTCGCCGGTGCCAACCGTGGCGGCGCGCTAATGGCGAAAATACCAGCACCGAAGGCGCCGGAAAATCCGCTCTC